CCAACCGCATCAGGATGTAAAGCTCATCGAGTTGCATGACCCGGCAAGCCCCCATCCATTAGCCCAGCGAGAACACAGCCTTGAAAATCGTGTAAATAGAGATGCTGGACACCATGTGGAAAGCAGGTCCCAGGAATGGGTATTTGCTGCCGCCGCGTAATCCGGTTTCCAAATACTTCCCGTAGGTGCTGGACTGGGTCCGGTGGTTGTACGGCGAGAACAACCCATCGGCGGCCCCGACGCGGGTCTCCCACCCGCCCAGGCCCATCACAGCAGGGGTGTGGGTGATTGACCTGACCAAGGTCCCGGAGATCCGGGCCGGACCGGACCCACGTGACGCTGGTGTCTTGGTGCCACGCCGGTGTTGACCGCTACTGGCGTTGATCTTCGCTTGCTTCTCCACGGCCAACGCGACCGCAGTCAACGCCGATCGGGACTTCACTTCGCTGACCGCTGCGATCCGCGTCAACATGGCCGGCAAGACACCAGGCAACAGCTCAGCCATGACTGTTTCTCCGGCGTTGGTCTTCGGCGGCGTCGCGTTCTGCTTGTGCCCGGATCTCCAGGAAGTCCCACACGTACCGGCGCACGTAAATCGGGCACGCCCGGAGTTCCGGCCACGACCACCTCATTTGGCGCATCAACTCGAAGTCGACTAGCTCGCCAGGGACTGCACCTGCGCCTCCCCATGTTCCGTCGTAGATGGACTCGGCAACGAGGATGACGTCTTCGTAATAGGGCTCGCCGAGTCCGAGGGAGGGTTTACCGCTCTGGCCATTTCATCCGACAACCGGTTGATGATCTCAACGGGTAGGCACGCCACCCGTGCCGGTGTCGGGGGTGACTCCAGTCGCCGCATCGGTAGCGGTGAACCGGTCTCGGGGTCGACTTCCAGAGAGTTGGCGTCATACACACGCCACCCGATGATTGTCTTCGCCAGGACCTCGAACATGGCCTGCTGTGCCTGCTCTGGGTCTTTCGGTTTGCCGTCAGAGTCCAGCGGGATGTCCCGTGGTGCCAATTCACCTGGGCTCATCATTTTGAAGTTGCGGACCGAAATCCAGATCGGATCGTTCACTGGGTCTTCGCTGAGGTCAGAGAAGTCCATATGCACGACGGTGTTGGCGTAACCCATCAGGGATCACCCCTTGCGCTCGAAAGGGACGACCCAGCTCAGTAGCTGGCCGTTTGGAAGTTCTTCAACACTGCGCTAACCGAACCGGCGTCAGTGGCGTTGTAAATACCAGCCAGGCTGAATGCCGCCTGGACGTATGCGGAGCCGATGTCGCGTTTTCCTTTGAACCACCCTGATTGGGAAAGGTTCAATGCCAGTGACGCTCCACCGAACACCGCTGGTTGCAGCAGCGTCGCGGTAGTCGGGGTCTGGGTGTAGTTGGTGTAAAGGTTCAGGTCCGTCAGGTTCTCGAAGATCGCCTTATACGTGCCGTCGACATCCAGAGCGCCCTGGAAGATCTCCCGTGGTGCCTGCAACCCGTTGCTGGAGTGGATCGCCTCCACCGCGCGTTTGATGCTCAGATCCAGGGACAGGCCACGGGTGGAAGCACCACCGGCGTTGGTCATCACCCACTGCCAACCCAGCACCGGCGGCAGCGCGGTGTAGGTCGGTGTCGGGGTGGACTGCGCTACCCCTGGCAGCGCCTTGAGTTTGGTGGTCAGGCTGACCGAGCCCTTGGGGTCGATCTTGACTCCCACATCGGAGAAAGCCGCACCGACATACCCCAGCGTCGGGGTGCCACTGGAGGTGTCGTACACCGTCAGGGAGTACGTGGCTTTGGCCGCTGACGGTGACTGCTTGAAAGTGTGGGTGGTTTGGGACACGAGAGGTTCGGTCGCGAGGTGGGCTTTGGTCAAACCGATGGCCTGACCGACCACGGTGGTGACCGTCAAGTTGAACGGGCCGGACCCGGTCACTGCGGTGACGTAGGCGTACTCCTGGGTGGCGCCTGTGCCGATGCTGATGTACGACAGCGCCGGGATGGTGGCCGTGGACGGCAGGGTGGTGGCACCGATCGCTGACCCGCCGGTGGCCACGGTGGTGGACACCCCAGCAGCCACGGTGTCGGGGCCGATGGAGCCGCGTAGGAAGTGGCCGACAACATCGGGGTAGGCCATGAGGTCAATCGACCAGTCGGCCTCCACAGGGCCCTGATACATGCCCTGCAACACCGAGTCGTTCGCGCGGATCGACTCGTCTTTGATCTCGGTGTACATGTCCTCGTAGTCGGCCTTGGTGAACGGCACGAACACGGTGGGCGCCAGGTAGGTGCCGATCACGGATTCCTTGGCGATACCCAGGTGCGCGAGGCGTGAAAGAGCGGTCATCGGTTACGCCTCCTCGGCGTGCTGCTGGGTGGTGTCGCGGACGGGGATGGAGTCGACTGCGACTGGCACCGGGGACGGCTGCGCGTCGAGCTGCGGTGCGTCGTCGCTGGCGGGTGCCTCGCCACAGTCACCGGTGGGCGCTGTCTCGGCGTCCGGCTGCGCGTCGGTGTCGTCGGCCTGGTCCAGCTCCTCAACCGGGGTGAACCCGGCCAGGCGCTCCTCGTGGTCGAAGTCCTCACCGGGGTGGATCTGGCGACCAAGGCCGAGCGTGGGCAGTTCGATGGGGTATCCGCTGGTGTTTCGTTGGAGCACGGCGATTCGCCTTCCGGGAGCGCGCGGGAGCACCCGGCGGCACCGGGTGGGAAATGGGGGGTGGAGCGAGCTAGCCAGTGAAGTCTTGATCATCAGCGGAGTACATGATCTCCGCGCGGAACTCCGCTCCCGGCGGCAACGTGGACGCCGGGTCATCGAAATGGACCGTCACACCGGAGTGGTCGCCCTCAGCGACCGACAGGAACCGGCCACCATGGGTCTTGTCACCGATGAACCCACCAATGCGGGTAATGACCAGATCGATCGCCGCATCGAAACCACGCTGATCGGCCTCAGCGTTACCGGACCCCGACGTCAGCGGCCAGACCAGCTTGAGCACCAGGTGGTGGGTGGCCATGCGCCGCTGGTTAGCGAACCGCTTCTCCTCGATCGTCCTGCGCAGCACATACAACTGACCGGCGTTGCGTTTACCGGGGGTCCGGGGCCAGTAAGCCTGGATCAACCCGAAGGGGCCACCGGCGGTGGCGGGCAACGTCGGCAGGCCATCATCGGCCGTCGACAGCCACGCCGCTTCCCGGTCACATGCGTCAGCGGTGTTCACCGATCACCCCCTGGGTACGGCGACGGCCCGACCCCCGGAGTAGGGGAGGATCGGGCCGTCGCTCGATAGGTCAGTCCTGGTTGTGGCCGGTGTCGTCGTCAGCGCCCGGTTCATCACCCTGGGGGCCGTCGATACCCGCGACGTGCGCGTGCCCGGCGTGGACGGGGTACCCCTCGGGGTCCTTGTCGCCACCGTCACCGATCAGGCCCTCAGCGGTGGCACGGCGGGCCAGCTCCAGCTCCGTCTCCTGGTCATGCCCGGCGTGGACAGCCACCTGGTGCTCGTGACCGACCGCCCCAGGGTTGGGGTGGGCGTCGTTGTCTTCGCTGGCCATCGGTTCCTCCTCGTTACTGCCTACGATCATCGGATGACACGGACCTACTGGCACATGTCTTTCGTCGACATCGACCACCCTGACGGGCCTCAGTGGCTCGGTGGGCTCAACACCGAAGCCGACACCTTCGCGGAGGCCATGACGTGGGCCTACGTGTCAGGGCTCAACCCCGGTGGGGAGGTCCAGTTCGTTGGTGTCCGTGCGACCGGCCTGGACCCCCACTACGTGGACAGGTTGATCACCGATCGTGATGAGTGGCGTGACCAGCCGATGCCGGAGAACCCCCAGCCGTTGGATCACACCCCGGAGACCATCGGGGACCTCACCGTGACCGCCTCCGTCGCTTCCACACCCGGTGAGCCCGCGCCCGGCGGCGCAACACCGGACGGTGACGGTGATGGCGAATCCCCTTGTGCAGGAACCCCTTGAGGTGACGCCGGGTGTGCGCGGAGATCAGCCCGCGACGCCCACCGGTGCGGGACTTCGGGTGCGCGGGACGGTGCAGTGACGCTTGCTTGTGCGCCCCGGTCTTGGTCCCGTGGTGAGTGGTCCGTGCCCGTTTCGCCCCCGGTGTGTGGTTGACGGGATGCAGCGGGGTTGTGCGGCCGTGGCGGGCCAGCAAGCTAGCGGAGATCTTCGCCCGTGACGCAGCGGACAGCGGGTGGCCCTTGTGGGTTTTGCCTTTCAGCGCGGCACTGATCTTCGCCTTCGTCGCTGCTGACATCGCGTGCCCGGCGTGGTGTTTCCCCTTCAACGCTGCCGAGATCTTCGCGCGGGTCGCCGAGGACATCGCGTGGCCCTTATGGCCTGCGGTGTGGCGCCCCTTGAGCGCCGCTGAGATCTTCGCCCTGGTCGCCGCTGACATCGGGTGACCTTTGTGGGTGCCTTTGTGCCCAGGGTGCTTCTTGCCTTTGAGCTTGGCGGAGATCTTCGCTTTCGTCGCCGCGCTGAGCTCGTGCCCCTTACGTTTGGTCACACCAGACCCCCCTGGTGGGATGCTCACGCCATGAGCGCGCTATCACTCACCGTCGACCTATCCCTCATCGGTGCCGACACTCCGGTGCCCCTGGTGACCGGTGGGACCGTCCGGTACACCAACCTCGATTACGCAGCCAGCGCACCATGCCTGCGGGTGGTAAAAACCGCTGTGGACGCGCTACTGCCCTGGTACTCCAGCGTCCACCGTGGCGCGGGATGGAAATCGCAGGTCACGACCGAGGCGTATGAGGGTGCGCGGGTGTCGGTGTCACGGTTCGTCAACGCCCGCCCAGATGACTGTGTGCTGTTCGTCCGCAACACCACCGACGCGATCAACCTGCTGGCGTCAGCGGTCCCAGCGGGCACCGCCGTGGTGGTGTTCGCGTCGGAGCACCACGCCAACCTGCTGCCCTGGTACCGGGGTGAGGTGGTGGTTCTGCCGATACCCCGCACCCCCGGTGAGGTACTGGAGGCGCTGGAGGAAGCACTGCGGGCCCAACAGGTAGGTCTGGTCACCGTGACTGGCGCCAGCAACGTCACCGGCGAGATCTGGCCCTATGTGGCGATGGGGGAGCTGGCCCACCGCTACGGCGCGCGTCTCGCTCTCGACGCCGCACAGCTCGCCCCGCACCACCGGATCGACATGGTCACCGACTACGTCGACTACGTGGCGCTGTCCGGGCACAAGCTCTACGCACCGTTCGGGTGCGGTGCGCTGATCGGCCCGTGTGACTGGCTGGCCACCGGCACCCCCTATCTCGCCGGGGGTGGCGCCGTGGAGTTCGTGCGCGTCGGTGACGTCCAGTGGGCCGCGCTCCCGGACCGTCAGGAAGCCGGATCACCCAACGTGGTCGGTGCGGTCGCGTTGGGCGTCGCTTGTGACACGCTGCGGGGCGCCGGCATGGACCGGATCGCGCTCGCCGAGGCGGAAATCCTCGAGAAAGCACTCGCCGGGCTCGGTGATGTTGATGGTGTGACGCTGCCCCGGATGTGGCCAGCGGGGTATCCGCGTATCGCGGTAGTGCCGTTCACCTCAGAACGCATCGGGTACGCCAAGCTGGCTACCGTCTTGTCAGCGGAATGGGGCATCGCCACCAGGCACGGGTGCTTCTGCGCTCACCCCTTGGTCACAGAGCTGATGGGGGTCACCCCCGACCAGGCCGCGTACATAGCCGCCACACGCCGCGCCGGCATCGAAACCCAGATACCGGGGATGGTGAGGATGTCGGCCGGGTTGGGCACCACCGTCGATGACGTCCTGCTGCTGGTGACCGCCCTGGACATGATCACCACCGATGGGCCGACGTGGACCTACCGCACCACCATCGATGGCGCCCACTGCCGACCGGACCCCGACGTGCGCTCGTGGCCGGTGCTGCCGTTTCAGCTCGGTCGGTGACCTACCGCCGGACGTACGGCGCCAACATCTCCATCGCCTCAGCCCGCAACGCATCCGGATCGTGGCCGGACCGGCCATCCACCGGATCGAGTTGCTTGACCGCGATCGAAGCGGCCATGAACCGGCCAGCCTCCACCAGATCCGCTGGGATGGTGCCGTACCCACCGGAGTAGGCGATGGCGATGGTGGTGCCCTGGGGCACGAACGTCCCAAGCTGGAAACGCAGGTGCCCGGTGTCCGGCTCGAACTGCATCGTGGACGTCTGGACGGCCTGCTGACCAGCGAACGACCGGTAAAGGTTGATCGACTGGATCGCGCCGGTCCACAACTCGGGGTACCGGGGTGGGTACTCCCGGACCCAGAAGTGCCGCACCAGCAGCGTGGACCCCAGTGACGCCGCACGGGACGCACCGAGCTGGGCGGTGGGGTCCAACGGCACGTAGGCGTCGATCGCGTCCTCAACGTCGACGGACTCCGCGCGCATCGTCTCCAGTAGCCCGGTGAATGGCACCAGCCGCCGGTCACACGCCGACTCACACGACCTGGTGGCCGTCAGCATCAGGTTGGTCAGTGCTTGGGCGGTGAACCCCTGAACCAGGTTGGCGAACGGGCCCTCAGTGAGCTGGGCTGCGGTGGCCAGGGGGATCGGTTGGTCAAGGCTCATACGTCACCCCCTGGACGCCGCGCGGTTACTTCCCGGCCTTGGTGCTGGTGGGGTTGGTGGTGGTGTCACCCGGAATCACGGCACCAGTGGTGGCCTTGACTGGGGTGGCCGCCGGACCGGCGTCGGCCTTCGCGGCGTTCCCTGTCCCGGTCTCTGAGACCTCCCGGCCGACACGATCAGCCTTGGCCTCATCGGACGGGCGGGCACCTGCCGGGCGCTTCGCCTCGGTGAACTCCCCATCACCACGGTCCAGGAGCTCCCGGGCCATGTCCTCATCCTTGACTTCCTGCACGTCTCCGTCTTTGGTCCACTCCACACCGGGAGCGGAACCGGCGGTGCGCTTCTTCAACCAAACCGACATGGTGTGATCTCTCTTTCCGTTTAGCTGTAGCTGACGGTCACAGCAGCGGAACCAGCAGCGCCTACGGCTGTTATCCCGTTCGCTGCTGGCATTTGGACATCGAAGGTCTGACCGGAGGTGACACCACTAGCCGGGATAATGGCCAGGACAGTGCCAGAACCGGTTGATGCGTTGTCGTAGAACGTCAGGGCACCGGTCGGTACTGCACCGGTGACGGTCACACGCCCCAAACGCCCAGGCCCGTTCTTGATAACGGTCGTGCCGACACCAGCGGCGACGACACCGGAGCTGGATGCCGACACGGGGAACCCACCGGCATCAACGAGGGTCACAGCAGGTGCACCCATGGCGAATCCTTATCTGCTAGTCGGCGGAATACACCAAGACGTCAACGATCTGCTGGGAGCCAGTGAATTGGGCGGCCCACACCGTTTCACCGGGTTGCAATGTGGCGGTGACTTGCGGGTTGGGGGTGATCGTTGAATCCACTGAGGAGTCATTTGACAGCAGGAACCCGTGGTTCATGCCCACATCAGGGCCCCCGACGAACACACCGTTGCCGCTGGTCGTGGTCGGCCGCAACCGCACCAGCATCGTGTACTTGCCGGTGGTGTCCAGTCCGGCGGTCAACTCCACGGCCTTGTGATTACTGGGGATGATCACTGAACGGGCAGCGAACACAAGGAACCTCGTCTCCGGTGAGATGGACCCAAGGGGCGCAGCCGAGCGCGGTAGGCCACGCCCCCTGGGAGACAACGGGGTGGAACTACAGGCTGGCGATCACACGGGACAACCGGCCGACGTACTTGGGTGCACGAACCGCGAGGCACGTGTCCGTCAAGACGGCGAACGGCAGGGTGTCCGGGGCGGTCACCGTGGGCGACAGCGGAATGATCTGCATGTCGCGGGTGTAGGGGCGAACAAGGAAGTTCGGGTCCCGTGGCACCAGGTAGACGTCCTCATGGACCCCAGTGCGCGGCAGCGCGCCGACGTTGGTGCCCTGGTAGGCAGCCGGGCCGGTGTTGCCTGAACCGTTGGTGAGCAGGTTGGTGCCAGTGTCGGTGATGGTGGTGACAGCGGCACCGGTGGTGTCGAACGCATCCACAACACCGAGCAGGGTCTCCGCGCCGGTGGAGGTGGAGCGGTAGATCTTGTACAGGATCGGGGCCGCACCATCAGGCATGTTCGCCGGTGCAGCCACGGTCAGGGTCACGGTGGAGGTGGAACCGGTGGTCGCCTGGGACACCTCAACGCTGGCCTGGATCTCACCGAACCGGGCGATCACTGCCGCCACTTTGTAGGAGTACGTGGCAGCGGCCAACGTCCCACCGGTGGTCGCGGTGCCTGTGGTGACGGTGCCCTGCTGGTTCGCGCGCGGAGACAGGAACGACGTCTTCACGATCGGCACGTCACGGTAGGTCGGCACGTTCAGGCCGGCACCGATGGTGGTGGTGGGTGCCTCGAAACGCTGCTGTGCCATCAGGACCTGCGACACCGACGACGCCATACGCGGCGACATCAGGAACATGTGGGATGACCCCACCGGCATCGCGGCGTTGGTTTCCACAATGTCCATCAACTGGTCCAGGTACCGCAGCACGAAAGTGCCACCGGCCTGGTCAATGGAGTTGACGAACGCATTGGAACCGGAACCGGCGACCCAGTTGGACACCAGGTAGTCCAGGCCGGAGCAGATCGGGTACTGACCGGCGACGGTGGCACCGTCGTGACCCCAGATCAGGGTGTTCTCCAGCGTCCACATCATGCTGGTGACAGTTCCGTCAAGTTCCATCTGACGGAGGTCACCGACAAGGTCACGGGTCACGGTCTGGGCGAACCCGGTCACCGAACCCACGGCCTGGAACAGGCGAATGTTGAACACTGCCTGCTCGTAAACGCTGTTACCGATCGGCCTAGCACCACCGTCAACGACACCACCGGAATCGGGACGCGCGACACGACGGTTGAAGAAGTACTGGGTGCTGTTCCATTGCTTGGTTGGGATAGCGGCCAGCAATGGCGCGTACCGACGCTGGTACTCAAGGAGCACCGGGTCAATAGACTTTGGGATAAAGGGGGTCACTGACCCTGCGGTGGTCAGTGCCTCCTGGAGTTCACTAGGCATTGTGGCTCTTTCTTGGCATGAAAAAACCCGCCACACTCACAGCATGGCGGGACGGGTGATGGGTGGTGCCTAGCGGTCAGCCCGTGGCGGTGACCCCAGTAGCTGCCGGGGCGATGCCGGTGCCGGCGTGCGGCACTGGGGTCTTAGCGAAGTCACCCAACAGGATGTTGGCGCGGTCCTCGAACGCTGCGGCAGGCGTCGGGTCCACCTGGTCGTTCTCGTGGACACGGAAGCCCTGACGCGACGGGCGAATCCCGAGGCGTTGCAGTTCCTCCCGCACAGCGGTCATGATGCGACCCTCAGTCTCCTGCACTGACGTGGTCAGCTCGGTGCGCAGCCCTGCGGTGGCCTCAGCGATTGCAGCGGCAGCGGTTTCCTTCAACGCCTGCCCAGCGTCCACCTTCGGTGCAGCCTCGGTGGCGGGGGGAGCGGTCTCGGTCGCTGGTGCGGTGACTGGGGCCGGTGCGACAGCGGCGGCGGGCGCCGGGGCCGGTGGGGTGTTCGCCTTCAACGCGGCAGCGAAAGCCGCGCCGATGGTCTCACCGATCGCCGAAACGTCAGCGTCGGTCAGGGTGCGGGTCGGGGCTGCCGTGGTTTCGGCCGCCTGGGTTGGCTCGCTCACGGCGGGCTCCTTCTCGGTGTTGGTGCTGCCCTCGACCGGGTGGGCGGGGGACGTTTCAGTGGTGGGCGCCGGTGCTAGTGGTGCGACCGGGTCAGCGGGTGGCGCCTGCGCTTCGGTGACTGGCGCCGCGCGCGTCAGGTTGTCTTGGACCGCCTCGGCCAGCTCCTGACCGGTGGTCACAGTGCCCGACGCCTGGATGTGGACGGCCTCCGTCGCTGGCGTCTCACCGTCCGGTGTGGCCTCCCCGGTGCCGACGTCAATGTCACCGTCCATATCGGGGTCCAGTGCCTGCAACGCATCACACGCCGCTGTCATCGCGGCACTAGCGACGGACCGCAAATCAGAGGGGTCAACCGAGTACGCGCGCACCGTCAACGAAATGGGCCCGTTATAGGCGTCCACACAGAACCCGGCCTGACCATCGGGACCATCAGGGTAGTACTCCCGCAATTCACCCCACCGGGTTGTTTCGGTTTCCTTCGCCACATCCGCTCCGATCTTTTTCATGGCCGCTTTGATCTTTGCTTTGATGCGGGCCAGTTGCTTAGGGGTGTACTGCTTGGCGTTATCGGCCTGGTTAACATAGCTCCACGCGGCACGGATATGAGCTTTAGTGTCCAGCGGGTACCGTTTCTTGCCGTCCTTCTGATAACCAGGATCGGCGTATTGGACATCCCCATACGGTTTCTTGGGGTCTTTGGCCTCAATAATCGCCTCACCGATCTCATTAACCGCCGGTGTAACCGTGGCATCCACCGTCTCCTGGATCGGGGTCCGCACAGCGACCGATTCCTGAGCACCAGCAGGGGCAAGGTCCAGCACCGCACCGGTCACGCCGGGGGTGTGGGTGAAGTCGATCGCGTCGATGTCCAGGTCATCGGCTGTCTCCACGCGCTGGCCGTCGTAGTCGACTGTCGTCACCGGACCGAGCCAGTACCCGTGGATGCTGGTCGACCGCAAGGCCGGTTTGTTCGGGGTGGCCAACGCGGCGATGTCACGCCCGGCGTTGGTGTCATACAGGTCGGCTTTGTACTTCGCTGCCCCACCCTCACCGAGGCGCACGTCAGCGATCCGTCCCACGATCAGCTTGGAGTCATCACCGGCACCGTGGTGGGTGCGCATCACGATCGGCAGCCCGTCAGGGTCAGCGATGCGCGCTTGCATGCGCTTGACGGTCTTCTCGATCAGCTCCGGGGTGTACAGGCGACGGTTCAGGGACACACCGGGCACCAGCATCGTGCCGTTGATCGTCGCGATCGTGCCGTCAGCCACGGTGGTCTCCTCTTTGGGTTACGGATCAGTAGCCGTCCGGCGGTGTGTCTTGACGGATGGGGGCGTTACGTTGGTTCGGCGCCCAGCCCGGACCCCGCTGGGCGCTTACCACCACGGTCAGTCGGACCCACGACGCGACCCACGGGTCTACGGTTGGCACTGTCTGGTCCCGACCCGGCTGGCTGCACGTCGAATTACTCGAACGCCGCCACAGAGGGGACCACCATGACGTTGATCAGCAACCTTCGCCGCAGGATCGTTTTCGTTGAGACCGACCGCGTGGGGGGATGGCCATCGATCCGTTTGGTGATCTACACACGCGCTAAGAACCACCCGGTTACCGGTGCCGCGCCGCCTTCACCGCAGAAGCCCGCGCCGGTATCCGGGTAGCCGAGGGGCGTTTGCTGGCCGACACCAGGTTGCTGATGGCGGTGCGGATGTCCGGTTGTTTCAGGGCTTGGATCAGCAGCTCATCGAAGATCTCAGCGACCACATCGGTGATGACCTCGGCCAGCGCATCGGTCTCGTCCTGGTCGCGTTCAGCGGCCCGGCGGGCCATCATGCGCTCCCGCATCGTGCCCACGAGACCCCCTAGCTGGCCAGGTATTGGGTCAGTAACCCCGTCAGGCCCTGCATGGGGTTGGTGGCCTGGAGGTTGCACCGACAGTAGGGGTGCAGCGGTGGCACCGGCGCCGACGTCCGATCCCACGGGCTCCCCGACTCGGCGTTCATGCACAACTGGCACACGTTGGTGCCACCAGCGGTCACGTAATCGACCTGGGTCACACCCTCACGCCCATACAGTGCCAGCGCGCCACGGCTGAACGACTGGCCCATCGCCAAATCCAGGATGGTCTCCACCGATCGGATGTCGTCACCACCGATGACGTCCATGGCAGCGGTCAGCATCTCGTCGTAGCTGGCTTTGTCAGCGGCCAGCGTCGACAACCGGCCACCCAGGTCTGTGGCGGTACCGGACACCATGCGGTCCACCCACCCACTGCCCTGACCCCAGTAGTTACCCAGATCCCCGAGGGCCTGGTGGGCGTCAGCGAACGCAAGGTCGAATGATGTCCCGGCCACACCGAGCTGATCCGCGCCAGCGACGATCGCCCCGGCGGTGCCCTCCGCTTGCGCGTCGCGGAGCGCGTCAGCGACGGCCATCACGATCGTTTCCCGGTCGGCCGGCAGCGCATCAGGTCCAGCGATAGCCGACGCCACGGATTGGGCGATGCTGTTGGCGACCATGCGCCGGTGGTCGGTGTTGTCGATGTCCACGGCCTCTGTGACACCGAGGGATTGCCGGTACCGGTCGATGGCTGCGTTGACGTTGAGCATGTGCGCGGCGCGGCGCCACGCTGCCAGCACCACCGGCAGGTGCTTGGCTACCAGGGCCTCCCGGCGGGCGTACACCGCAGCCCACGTGCCTTCCAGCTTGCCGAGCTGCATGGTGGCCTCAAGGATGCCCGGCCGGTCGGCGTGGGTGATGGCCATCTCCACAGCGGCCACACACCCAGCGCGGACCCGGTCGGTCATCGGTCCCCCGGATGCGGCCCACCCCTGGGCGTAGGCGGTGCGGGCGTAGGGGGCGATCGCCTCATCACCCGGTGGGGGCACCAGGGAGATCTCCGCCCACCGCCCGGCCAACGCCACCACTAGACGGTTGAACACGATCGGCCCGGTGTAGGTCAAATCCCCAGCGGCCAGCCCGTACCCGGCGGTGATGTGGGGCAGGAACGGCTGGTGCTGTTGGGGGAAGTCCGCGCCGAGTAGCGCCCGGCTGGTGTCGGCCAGTGCCTTGTGGAGGGGGTAGAGCTCGGTGCTGTCCCCTACCAGGTGCACAGCGCACGTTTCGCGGTCACCGTCTGGGCCGCCATCGGGGTTGAACGTGGCGTGGCCCATGACCCGCGCCTCGATGGCGCCGGCACCGTCGACAGCGTTGGAGATGTGGGTGATGAACCGTTCCTGTTTGGCGTCGTCCCACCCGGTCAAGTCATCACCCAGATAGACCAGCGTCAGGTGTATTTCCGAGGCCGGTTCCGCGTTCTTACTGTCAACGACCAGCGCGGCCGGGTCCTCGGGGAGTAGCGCGATCATTCCGCCGTTCACTGCTGGTTCCTTTCGGTTTGGTCGCCTTGACCGGCGCTGGGATCAGGAACCGTTGTGTGGATGGTGAGGGCCACCCGACGCGCTGGCAGAAGTCATCGGCGAGGCGTTCAGCTTTGAGGCTGGACACGGGCCAGGGGATGAACAGCTCACCGCCCACGGTGGTGAACAACCACCCACCCTGGGAGCGGTCACCGGCGGTCACGGGGCCGCAACACGATGATCAGCACCACACCGAGCGCCAGCAGACCCAACGCCACCACCATTGACGGTTTGTTGATCCACTGCATCATCGTTTCGATCCACGCGGGCGAGGGATTGCCATGGCTAGCAGGGTCCACGTCAACCACCCCAGTCCGATCGTTGAGAACACCAGCAGGGACCACGCCAGGCAGAACGCCTCCGTCACCATCCGGTTCCCCCAGGCATAGGCACACCGCGACGACGGTGCCGATCACGAACACCCACAGCGGCCAGTCGGTCAACGCCGGGAGCACGACGGTGAAGCTACCGGGTGGCTTGCCACCACAGGGCCGCTGCCAGTCCGGCGACCAGTCCCACCCACAGCACAACCCACCCGGCCACGGCCAGGCAGCTTAGGTGGGGTGTGGCGCGGCTGGACCCGGTGCACCGGACCGCGCCACACCCCTATTCATTGGGTGGGATCTAGGGGGGAATTACCCGATGCGCTTCTGGATCAACTGTGTGACGTCCTGGGCCCTGGTGGGGTGGCCTTGCTCGTTCATGAATCCGCCTCCCGTTCATGATCGAAACGTGTCAGGTACCAGTCCCGGAACGCTGGGCTCGGTGACTCATCCGGCCACGGGCTCGCCGGCACCTCCCGCACCGGGGTGATCACCAGCGGTGCCACACCACACGACCGTGTCCCCACCATCACTTGCCCTCATCTCCTGCTCAATCAGCGCTTGCTTGAGGTAGCACGCCAAGTCCAACGCCTCCTCGTAGGCATCCCTCAGCGGGTTGCGTCCGTTGAACGGCTGGAGTGGGGTGCCGTACCGCTCGACACCCACCCCCTCCCGGACCACCAGGTCGGCACGTACCGCAGCCTGGACACTGGGCACACCAGGGTGGTGGACTGGCATGGCCTGGTCAACGTGCCTGGTCATCGCCCACCGTCCCCATCGCGTGGTCCATCACGTGCTCAGTGACCGCACGCCCAGCAGCCTCGTAGTCCCGGACGATCGCCGCACGGATGTCACCGTGCTCAGCGTCGACCGCGACCACCGGTGACGGGGCCTTCCACGTCCACAAGCACCCCGGCACCGGGCATCCCGGTTCCTCGATCATGCGTCGATCAACTCCCGCTCTGGCAGGTCCCGCAACGCCTTGGCCCGGCGCGCACGGTAGGCCCGCTGCCACGACTCCGACAACCGGCGCTGATCACGCACATCCAGCGTTTCCTTCGGTGCCTTGCCTTGACTGTCCTTGCCTTCCGGTGGTGCCTTGCCCTGCGTTGCGTCCTTAGCGCCACCCGGTGTGGCCTTGGGGTCAGCAAGCGCGGCAGGGTGGACACCAGCCAGCGGGGCCGGTGGTTCCGGTTCCTCCGCGTCCGGCACACCAGGCACATACCCGTTGACACCGGCCGTGACCAACGGCGCCACAGCGGTCGCGATGGTCGCCTTGGACATCGCTTCCATATCGACCCACGCCACGATGTGGGTGCGGTCGACCAGGACAGCGTCATCACCACCATCAACGGGTGGTTCACCGATCTCATCGCGGTACCGGTTCAGGGTGTAGGAGCCGTTCCGCAAACGCATGTCACGGATCTTCTCCACCACTTCTGAATCCCGGTAGTCGATCTCTTTGAACTCCAGGACGTAATTGGTTATTTTGAAACCGACCTGCAACAGGTGGAAGTTCAGCTTCTCCAGAATGATCGCGGTAATGGGGATGATGGTGTTGATGCGGAACGTTTTGTCTTGTGCCTCACCAGTACCGCCACCGAGGTTGCCGGTCTCAATGATGCCCACCTTCGCGGGGGGCACACCGAACGCGGAAACGATCTCATCCCGCAGGCTGCGGCACGCCTCCAGGTAATCCCCGACCTTGTGGGGATCGAGGACCTGCACCCCGCCACCACCGGTGGTCAAAATGGGGGTGCCGACAGCCTTGGGCCCCAAGTTGTTGACCATGTACTGCTCACGCCACCGCTGCACGTCACCGTCCTGGAAATGACCCAGGTCAACGTGGATACGCGGGGGGTCACCGCGCCTAAAGCATTCCTTGAGGGTTGCCATGGCGAACAGCCACGCCGTAGCCGGGAACAGCACCTTCTGTGCCGGGCCGACACCGTACAAACCACCACGGGGGGCGTCCAACGAGAAGTGGATAACCTCGTCGGGGTTGAACGTGGCCGTGCGGACACCGTCAACGTCCTGGTGGTATCCGTTGACCTCCCCATGCTCATCGGACAGCACCGTCATCGTGGTGGCGTCGAGCGTGTACAGGGCGATCGGCTCACCCAGCAGAACCACGATCTCCAGGTAGGCGTCCCCGAACAGCTCCAGATCCGTGACCACGTTGCGCAGTAACTGAATCATGTCCTCACGCGGGTTGCAGAACTTCATCAACCGCTTGAGGCGCTGGACCTCCGGGGGGTCAGCGGGTTGCTCACCTTCCGGGACGTCGGACTCTGACACCACCTGCAAGCCGCCGGCAGTGACCGTCCTCGCCACCACATCCACGGAGCTGGAAACCCAGTCGCAGGTCATGTAGAGCTGGTGGAGCTGCGCCAGGGTCTGTTGGCGTTCCGCGCTGGCCGACACCTG